TAGTGGGACGTATGGGCAGTAGAACATACCTGCGTCGAAAGGTGAAGAGCCCTTGTAACCAACGACCATGTAGTTTGCACCAGCATATGGGTCGATGTATACACGGAACTTACCGAGAAGAGTACCAGCAAATGTGTTGCCAGTATCATCAACACTCAGATTTGAGTTGAGTGCAGGGGTGTAATCGAGAACACCAGCCATGGTCAGTGCTGAAGCAACGTCAGCAGAGCACATGATGATGTTGCCCTTTCCACGACGAGTTCTCTGAGCGATTGCGTTAGCATCACGCTCAATCTGGAACAGAAGACCCTTGAACTTCTCAACAGACCAACGACCGTTAGAGTCAACGTCGAGGTCGAAGACACCAGCAGTAGCAGTGTTTTGAACAGCACCAGTTTCAGCAACCTTGTAGATGGTTCTGATGACTTCGCGGTTGATTTCAGCAAGAATCTCAGTTGAGAGAATGTTTGCTAATTCCGCTTCAGCATTCAGACCGTGGATTGCCTTAAGATCCTGAGCAAGCTCTAATGAGTACTCAGCCTTCAGTGCGCGTGACTTTGCAGTAACAGTGACTTTCTCGATTGAGAATGCCATCTGGTTGAATGCGTTAGCACCAGTGCCATCCAGATCTTCAGCAGCATCTGTGCGTAAACCTTGACCAACGCTATATGCAGCTTGAGTTGCTGTCGTTGATGGGTTTAAAGCACCTGGGTTTGTACCGCTTTGTGCTGTAGTGCCGAGACCAGTTGCAGCACCAGTGAAACCATCGGTCTCATCAAATCCAGCATCTTGACCCGAGAATGCAGTATCAACTTCGTTGAAGAATGCCTCGGTTCCGCTTTGGTTGGTGTAGCGTGAACGCATTGCGAAGATCAGTCCAGTAGGACCGTTCATTGGTTGAACGCCAGCGAGGTCATAGGCAACCAGATTAGGCATTGAGCGTCTGATTAGTGAAATCAGAACGGGGTCAAAACCAGCAACAGGACCGGCAGCGGTGGCACCAGCACTGAAACCAGCATTAGCACCTGAGTTGGTGTTAACGGTTGGTGCTTCTGTCAGGAATGAACCTGATGTTGCGAAGGCGTTTTCTTCTCTTAAAAATTTTTCTTGGTTTTCTAGCAGGACTGCGGTTACCGCTCTACGATGTGAATCTTTGATTGAGTCAAGACCCTCATAGTTGAGGAGAGGTGCCCACTTTTCCTGCAGATGCTCGTTTTGGAACATTTGCGTTTACCTTTGTAGTGTGACTGTTTGCGTTTGAATTATATTAAATTCAATTATTTGCTAAATTTTGAAAGAGTGTTCAGATAAACGGACATTGAACCAGAAATTTCTTCTGGTGAACTGTCTACTTGCTCTGAGAGAGACTCTGATTTAGCTTTTGGAGCACTTGTCTTTGAAGGAAAATATGCTTCTCTTAAAGTCTCCAGTTTTTCACGATATTCTTCTTCACTTTCAAACTCAACACTTTCGGCAAGTGAAGCGAGCTTGTCTTTCTGAGTGGCAGCTAGGCCCTCAGAAACTTGATCTAAGATTCCATCAGCAACCGACTCTGCGAGACGCTTGTTGAGTGAAACATTTTTCTCAATTTGCTCGTTGAGTTTTGTTTCCATATCATCAAGTTTTTCTACCATACTCTCAAGGACATCGTATTTATCTTCAGGGATTGATACATAATGTGCTTCAAAAAGTTCCTTCATGCCAGCCATAAAGGATTGAGTCAACTCTTCCTTCAGACCGCCTTCAATTGCGAGTGTATTCTCAGTGAACCACTCATCAGTAACATATTCAAGGTAAGAGTCAACACGAGAAGCAAGTGCTTCCTTAATTTCCTCTACTTCCTCTAAAAGAGCTTGTGCATATTGCTGCTCTAGACCTTCTTTAATTTGAGCAACCTTCGATCTGATTGCTGTCTCAAAAATAACTTTTGCTTTTTCTTGAAACTCTTCAGAAAGATCTTCACCCTCAAGGAGAGCATTAACATCTTCTTCAATATCAAGCTCTTCCTCTACAACTTCTTCCTCCTCTTCGTCCTCTTCCTCATCTTCTTCGACTTCTTCAGTCTCTTCTACTTCCTCTTCTTCATATTCTTCTTCAGAGATAAGTTCCTCATCGTCGAGTTCTTCTTCTTCTTTCATTGCATCAGCAGCCGCCGCACCCTTGTTTACAACATCCTTAACTTGCTTAAGGGTTGTACCAGGTGTTTTCAGTTTTGCTGAATCATCATCTGGTTTATAGTTTTCTGGTGTAGGACCGCCAAGATCTTCATATGATCCAGCAACTGAGGTGTCCATTGGATCTGCTGCTTTTGCACTAGCATTTACAGCGGTCCTGGATTGCTTAGTGCCTGCTTCCATCTCTTGTAATTGTTTGCCACGAGACATTTGAACTCTCCGATTTTCCTGTAGTAAATCTATATTTATTTATAAATTAAGATATTTAATAAATTAAAGGTTATTTAAGAAATCATTGAGCAAATTAAGTTTATGCTCTTCTAAAGCGCCTTGATTAACTAGAGTGTTAATTCTACGTTTGGTATTTTCTGCTGCTTTTTCACGAAGCATTCCACCTTCCCAAACCCACTCTTTACCTTCCATAATTCCCTGAACAAATGCATCAGGCGCAGATGGATCAGCGACAATATCAGCAGCGGTTGCTAACATAAAATCTTCACCGACTTCATTGTATCCTTCTTTGGTTGGTCTTACTGATCCAATACCTCTTGATGATACACCTAAAGTTACTCCTTCTTTTAAAAGTGACTCAGCAATCTTGCCCATTGGAGTGGATAAGATTTGTGCCTTTCCAATAAAATTATTTCCCTCTTTTTGAAGAGAAACAATTTTATGCGATACACGATCAAGATTTACTGTTGGACCATCTGGATGACCAAGTTCACCGAGAGCACGACCTTTATTGACATACTGCTCAGTGTATCTTTTTACTTCCCTCTCCATAACAGGCATACGATATATTCTATTGTTCCTGTTTGGTTGTTCAGTCTGAAGAAAAGGTCCTTGGATATAAAGAGTCTTCTTACCGTTGACTGTTTCGGTAAGAACTTCTACTGATTCGACTTCTTCGGTAATAAGTTTCATTATGCCTGACCGGTAATTTGAACTTGTTGGAAATATATAACACCAGATCCGCCTGCAGCACCAATAGCAGAAACCTTATTCGAAGCTGTGATCGTCGCAGTAGACGTGGGTGAAAATGCAGTTATGATTCCTGAACTATTATGAGAAACTGTCATTCTTGATTGGAAAAATCCGCTTATGCCAGCGGTAGTATCTACCGAAACAACCTTTTGATGAGTAAAGTCATAAAAAGATTGACCCGGTACAACAAGTGTGACATAATCATCAACACCAAATGGAACTTGAGTTCCCTCGGGTACAGTAATAATTGTCGTTGTTCCAGTTGTAACTCCTACAACTCTATTTGATGCTTTAGTCAAAGCAAGAGTTTCTGTTCCTCCAGAGGGGATAAAATAATCTGTTGTAGTCGCTGCTGGAGTTGAACCAACTGCGATGTGTGCAGCGCCGCTAACAGCAACAACTCTTATGGTATCAGATTGAACTGAAAAAGCAGATGATGTAGTAGCAGTTCCTGCAGAAAAGGTAAATGAGGATCCAGCCCCAACTGGTCTATGGGTCATTATTTTTAATAATACACTTTTAGTTATTTATTAAATTTATTCTTCTTCATCCTCTACTTCTTCGCCATCAAAAACGTCTGATGCTACAACAGGACGAAAAGCATCAATTTTTTCGGATGATTTTGCGAAAAGTAGTTCTTTAATTTTGTCACTAATCTGCGATGGAGATTCGTCGGTGACAATCATATCTAAAAGTTCTTCCATTTTAATCCATTAATGAATAACTGCTAATATTTATATTTCACCACCCTTGGGTAGTTCTGGTGCTTCAGTTGCTTTTCCTTGAGAATCTAAATTAGGCTCCATAACAGGAGTTCCAAGATCCATCTGTGCTGCACCGCCACCATCAGTTGGAACTTCTGGTTCAATAGGTGCATTTGGATCTGGAATAATTCCATCTTTAATTTCTTTTTCAATTAAACTATCTTGTTCCAGAATTTCTTCATCAGTTTGACGAAGAATTTGTCTTCTTACATAATCTTGTGAGAAGTATTTACCCACATATGGTTCTGCTGCTCCAACCATCGTAAGTCTTTCATTCAGTAATTCTGCCTCTTTTAGTTCAGCAAAGTGATTATCATAAAGGAAATCATACTGAATATGTTCGCTCATAATCTCCCAATCTTCAGGAGTAATAATGTTCTTGAGAATCAATTGCGTTTTCAACATATCATTAAACATATTTGAGAATCTCTTTCTCAAACGTCCAACAAACTTGCCGAACTTAAGTTCATCTCTGAGAATTTCTGATGAGCGACCTAAGTTAAATCCACCTTCTCCACCAATTCTAGATACGGGAACATTTAAGGAACGATAGAGTTTTTCTTGGAAATAATTAATATCTGTAATTTCTCCAAGATTTTGACCGCCAGGTAGTGTAGAAATTTCAGTTCCTCTACCACCTTCACGTCTAGGAAGCCAAAAATCTTCCAGCATTGCCATATATTTTTTGTCATCACGAATTTCGCCAGTGTTTGCGTCATAAACTAACTTATTACGATAACGCATCATAACATCACGTAGATACTGCTCTGCTTTAATTTTTGGTAAATTACCTACGTCGATATAAAAGATTCGTCTCTCTGGTGCGCGTGATAAACGATAGATAACTAAAGAGTCCTCAATCATTCTTAGTTGATTGAGAGCTTTAATTGCTTTGTGAAGATATGAAAGAGTTTGACCTTTATTTCTATCTACAAGACCAGAGGTGCAGTATGTGATTGCGTCTTTTGCAATCTTAATTCCTTGACTGGCGCCTGTTTGAGATGGATTTGTTGATGGATAAATGGATTTTGGATTATATATGAAATATTCCTCTATTTCTGGAAAATCAAAATCCATTGGATTATCTGGTCTTATCAGTGAAATATTTACAATTTTATCATTTGGTTTCTTTTTTTGTTGGCGAATATGACGCATTTTTGTCGCGTCAATATAACGAAGTTCTTGAATTCCTTCCTGTGGATTTTTTAGATCAATTATTTTATGGTAATATAATCTACCGTCAACATACCAATTTCTATAAATTTCGTGAGATTTTTTATCAAAATCTAAAAGATCAAGAATATATTTAAACTCTTGTCTAATTTTCTTTTTAATACCATCACTCGCATTGAGTTTTGATAATTCAATTGAAACTGGTGTATCATTTGTATCTGATACAATTGCTTCATTTACAATATCCTCAATGGCACCATCGACCTCTGGATGAAGTGCCATTTCACGATATCTTTTAATAAGTTCAAACTCAGTTCTATATACCCCCTCTAAATCAACATATGATCCAAAAAAACCACTACTCATATAATGGTCAACCCCGTCCTCATTATTAGGAGGAACAGGGGAAACCGCATCGGGAGATAGTGGTTCAGTGTCCTCTATTGAGAACCCAAATAACTTTGCCATAATTTATTTTAAGTTGATCTTTAACCTATTTATTAACCGTTTGGACCACCAGCTCCAGTGGTATTAATTGATTGAACTTGGAATTCAACAGTAAATTCCTCAATCGTATCTCCACTATCATATGATACATCAATTTGAGATACATTTGTTGGGAAGATGTCAATAAATTCGTATTCCTTCAATACAACATTCGCTGATCCTGTGCTGTCTCTACTAGCTAAAGACGAACCTCTACCTAATTGATAAACCTTTGCATTTCTCATATAAGCATCAGGACTAGTTGCACCAAGGTTTGTATCAAGATTGGCGATTAGATTTGACCATGCCTCAAAAGCAGTTCTCAAAAGAAATCCTTCATCATTAATGACTGTAACTGTCCAAGTATCAATTGTTCTGTCCCCAGCAACTTTAAAAATTCTTCCTCTAAATGGAACATCAATCGATGCCACATTTTGTGCTGGAAGTGCAGCCGCTTTACACATAAATCTAAAGTTATCAGCGTCCCATCCAGGGATTCCGTCTGGTAGAGTGGTTAGTTCAACTTCGAATAAATTGGTTCGAGCTCCACCCCCAACCATCGCTGCCTTAAACTGAGAGATTGTTTTGTTTTCTCTTGTTGATGCCATTGTTAAGTCCTCCTTTTGTTATTTAGATACTGAATTAAACTCTACCAACGACTTCTTCAAATGCAACACCAGTTCTGGTGGCCACGAAGGTTAGTGTGACATAGTTAATAGATTTTGTTGGTTTCAGGAAGATATCTGCCCTGAATTCATTGTTATCGATAATGTCAGGAGTATTGTTTGTAGTATCGCAAACAACGAAGAATCCATACAATCCTCTCTTCGCTTGAACATCACGAAGATATGGTTCAACAATATTTTTAAAGTTTGCTCTGGTTAGTTCATCATTCAATTCAAAGAGTTGAGCTTCAGCAGCTCTTTGCAGTGCTTGCTCCACTGTAAGGAACAAACGACGAACATTAATTCTATCAAATGCTGATGCGTAACCAAGGGCAGTTTTGTCACCGAACAATAGAGTTCCAATTCCAGGTGAGGTAATAACAGAGTTAATTCGTGCTGGATACAATCTATCTCTTTGCGCTTTACTTGGGTTATATGCAAGTCTAATAGCATTATTAATGATTCCACGCTGTTGTCCTGCAGGAGAGAACCACGGATATGCAACAATTGCAGTGCGAGTCATTAGACCTGCAACGTCAGCGTTTGTTGGAATAAAACGGAACTTGTTATTAAACCTATCATAAGTGTACTTGTAACCACTATCAAATATCGCGTATGATGAAGAACTCAGTGAGCTGAAGAAGTCAATTAAATTGTTTGTTTGAGTGGTTGTATTAGTAAGTCCAATTAAATCAGCTCTGTGTGGTCCAATCACGGTGACACAATCCTTTCTTGATTCTGCGAGTGAAATCAAGAAACCTGCTTTTGCTTGAGAATCTGACTTACTATCAAATCCAGGACCCATAATGATGTAATCTAGTGGAACTTCATCCTTGTTGGAGAATAAATTGTAAGAG